ATTGAAGGCGTGGGTAAGGTTGCCGGTGACCTCATTACCACCGACAAAGAGAAGCTCCAGATGGCGTTGGAGGACCGCAAGCTCGACCTTGAGGAAAAGAAAATTGACCAAGCAACTGATCTTGCACAGGTTGAGATCAACAAGATTGAGGCCGGTTCATCTAGCCTATTTGTCAGTGGCTGGCGTCCTGCTGTGGGCTGGATTGGGGTTGCAGGTTTGGCTTACCAATTCCTCGGCTACCCCCTGATGCAATGGCTCTGGGCTTTTGGTCAAGGGGTCGATATAATCCCCAAAGGGCTGGCCCCACCGCCTGACTTGCAAGTTGAGCAATTGATGACGCTCCTTGCCGGGTTGCTTGGTTTTGGTGGCATGAGGTCTTTTGAGAAATCCAAAGGGGTAGCATCGAAATGACCGTTGCGGCAGTAATGACGTATGACTCGCTCGTCAACGACATCTCGACTTACCTTGAGCGCGATGATCAAGCGACGTTAGACAAGATCCCGCAGTTCATTATGTTTGCGGAGCAGGTCATTGCGTCGGAGATCAAGTTCCTTGGGAACTTAACGGTGGCCGATGGGACGATGACGGCAAACAATCCGGTTCTAGACAAGCCTGCACGGTGGCGCAAGACCGTGTCATTCAATGTCACAACGGGTGGTGAACGATCGCCGGTGTTCTTGCGCAAATACGAATACTTGCGTGAATACTGGCCAGACGACACACTGACGGGTCTGCCTGAATTCTATTGTGACTACGACTACACGCATTGGCTCGTGGCTCCTACCCCAGCGGCGGCGTACTCGTTTCAGGTTCTGTATTACGAGCGCAATCAGCCGCTGGACTCGGCCAATCAATCTAATTGGTTTACCCAGTACGCTCCACAGGCATTGCTTTACGGTTCCTTACTGCAGGCTATGCCGTTCCTCAAGAACGACGAAAGAATTCCGGTGTGGCAGTCGATGTACGACAAGTCGATTGCGCTGCTGAAGCAGGAAGATCTGACGCGGGTCGGTGATCGTCAAACGGTGGTAAAAGACACATGAGTTACAACAGCCCGTTCACCGGCAACGTCATTCAACCGACTGACGTTTCTTATGCTTCCTATGCGCTAACGTCTACCACTGGGACTATTCAACTTGAGTGGCCGCTGAACGGTAACGACACGGACTATGTTGCTGCGAGAGTCATGCAGGTCAGCACGACCAGCACGGCGTATGAGTTGTGGATGCCACCGGCTAATCAGGTATCTGTAGGTCAAGATGCGCTGATTTATAACACCGGGGGAGTGACGCTGACGGTCAAGTCTTTTGGCGGGGCCAGCACGATCGTCTCGATCCCTTCGACGGGTGGAAGTGCGCAGTACATCTTCATCACGTCAAACGCCACCACAACGGGGACGTGGGGTGTTATAGCGTTCGGTGCGACGACAACCAACTCCAACGCCGCTACGCTTGCTGGGTACGGTTTGACGGCGATTGGCAACACGCTGAATCAATCCCAGCCGGTGACGACGTTCTCGTCAAACTACACCGCGGTTGCTGCAGATCGTGCCAATACCTACGTTTGGACTGGCGGTGCTGGTACGTTGACCCTGACCTCGGCTTCGACGCTAGGAAACGACTGGTTCTTCTTGGTTCGTAACGGCGGGACTGGGACGTTGGCAGTAACGCCTAGCGGTGGTTCTTTGATCAACGGCTCTGCGTCGCTTGACCTGCAGCCGGCTGACTCGTGCTTGATCTCAAGTTCAGGAACGGCGTTTTACTCGGTTGGCCTCGGCAAGAGCACGCAGTTCAATTTCACTCAGCTAACAAAGGCGGTGACCTTTGCCGGATCTCCGTACACACTAACGTCATCTGAGGCGGCCAACGTCATCCAGAAGTACACGGGGACGCTGACCGGTAACGTAGTTGTCAACCTACCGCAGACCATTCAGGTCTACTACATTACCAATCAGACGACTGGTGCGTACACCATTACGTTCCAGACCGGCGTTTCTGGTGGGGCGACGGCGACGGTTCCTGCAGGCCAACAGGTGATCCTGCTGTGTGACTCTGTAAACCTTTACAACGCATCAACAATTGCCGCTGGTGCGGTCACACTTGCTTTGGCCAACGGTTCTGCTGGAGCGCCATCGTTGAGTTTTTCTTCTGAGGGCACAACTGGCATCTTCAGGCCTTCCTCGGGTGTGTTTGGCATATCCATCCTCGGGACCCAAAAGTTTTATCTTGACGTTAACGGCATCCAAAGCGGTACTTTCTAATGACCGTTAAGGTTTTTCAGGCAGATACGAAGGCTGGTATCCAGAGGGACGGCACGGTCTTTGATATGAACTTCTACACCGCTGGGAAGTGGGTAAGGTTCCAGCGAAACCGGCCAAGGAAGATTGGCGGGTATGCGGTGATCTCGGATCAACTGACTGGACCGTCCCGCGGGGTTTGGGTAAATCCTAACAACGGGTTCAACCAGATTTTCAGTGGGTACAACAACGGCTTGCAGGCGCTTTCGGTTGACAACAATGCGGTAGGCGCAGGGATAACTAATTACACCCTGAGTAACTTCACTGCCAGTAATCTTAATCTGTGGCAGTTTGACGGATTTTATGACGTAGGTGGATCCGGGGTTGCTTCGGTTCTAGCTCACCCCGGACAGAACCTTGCGCAAATTGACGCGATTACCAACACGCCGGTGCTGATTGGTAACATTAACGGTACGACGTTCTCCCAAATCGGGACTTTTTCTGATGCCAACGCCTACTTAACCACGGGCTCCCCAACGGTTACTTTCAGTCAGGCTGATATCTTAATTGGCGCAGGGCAGACGGTAACGGGGACGGGGATCCCGGCCAACACGACTGTTGTGTCAAAGGTTGAGGCTGCCGATATTCTGTCAACGGTAGCGGTTACCGGTACGTCAGGAACATTCTCTTGCGTGGCCACCTCTGGCCTTTACGTTGGCCAGACGGTGTCGGTGACGGGATTCCTTGGGACAGAGACACTATCAAGTGTGGCTATCACCAGCACGGCCGGGGCGTTCTCTTGCACGTCAACTACGAGCCTTTACGAAAACGCACCGGTGACGGTTACTGGGACGCCTACGGGTCAGGTACTGGCGGCGGTGGCGGTTAGCGGAACGAGCGGTTTCGGAACTTATACTTGCACGTCAACGACGGGTCTAGCTGTTGGCCAACCCATCGCTGTTTCTGGCAATTATGACACTACGACGCTGGCGTCGGTGGCAATTACTGGCGTGGCGGGGACGTTCTCGTGTACGGCGTCCACCTTATACGTTGGGATGCCTTTGACCACTACGGGAACGGCGGCCACCACGGCGCTTGCTTCTGTTGCTGTTACTGGAACCGCGGGTGAGTGTTCATGTACTGCGGTGGCCGGGTTGTACATTGGCCAGCCCGTGTTGGTGACTGGAACATTGACCGGCACTGAAACAGGCATTACGACCAATCGTATTTATTACATCATCGCCACGGATGGTACGACGACATTCCAGTTGTCGGCCACCTTTGGCGGCAGTGCTATTACGACCACCGCAGGCACGACGACTGGCCTCACTTTTACGGTGACATTGCTGACTGGAGTCTCGACTAACAGGACTTACTACGTCATTGCAACCAACGGAACCACTACGTTTACGTTGTCAGACACGCTCAATGGGTCGGCCATCAATACGACCGTGAATAGTATTTCTGGACTTACCTTTGCGGGTCCTGTGGGTACCGGGTTGGTATCAGGGCGATCGTATTACATCATTGTCACCAATGGCACGTCTTCGTTCACGTTGTCTTCGACGTTGAGCGGCGCTCAGTTGACCGGTGTATACGGTGTAACCACGGGGCTTACCTTTACGCTGAGCACCTACTCGGGCGTTACTACAGGCACCACTTACTACATCAAGGGCGCGCCAACCTCAACCTCGTTTGTATTGTCTGCGACGGTTGGCGGGACACCGATCACAACCATTACCGGGGCATCTTTGGCGGGGTTGACGTTCAACCTTACCAAAAGCACTGGGCTTACGTCTCCGCAGACGTACTACATCATCGCCACCAACTACTCGACTACGTTTACGTTGTCGGCTACCAGCGGAGGGTCTGCTGTTACTACGGTGGTGACCTCCACAACCGGGTTGGTGTTTACGCTTGGGTCATATACGAAGGTCACACTGTCAAACAACGCCACCGCAACCGGGAACTCGACGCTGACGTTTAACAATAACGTGTCCGTGTCCGGTGGGGTTGTTACCCTGCACCCTTACATCTTTGTCTACGGCAACAACGGGTTGATCAAAAATTGCGCTGCAGGCAATGCGCAGGATTGGGTCTCTGCGGACGCTAACGAGGTCAACGTAGCTACTGGAAAGATTGTCCAAGGGTTACCAGTTCGAGGCGGATCAAACGCCCCTTCTGGGTTGTTCTGGAGCCTTGATAGTCTAATTCGCGTCTCTTACATTGGAGGAACAGGAACTCCTCCGCAGTATTGGCGGTATGACATCATTTCGAGTCAATCTTCGATCCTATCGAGCCAATCCGCGATTGAATACGATGGTGTCTATTACTGGTGCGGTGTTGACCGGTTCCTGCTTTACAACGGCACGGTCAAAGAGATTCAAAATACGTTCAATCAAAATTACTTTTTTGACAACCTGAATTACAGCCAACGTCAAAAGGTGTGGGTTACGAAGGTTCCGCGTTACGGAGAGATCTGGTGGTTTTACCCCCGCGGTGACGCGACTGAATGTACGGACGCCATCATCTACAACGTGCGGGAAAACATTTGGTACGACGCTGGCGAGGCGTTAGGAGCGCGTAGGTCTGCAGGGTATTTTTCGCAGGTTTTGTCGCACCCGGTAATGGCAGGTTGGGATGTCACTGATGCTGTAACCGTGTTCACGCAGTCGATGACCACGGTAAATGCAAGCGTATATATCAATCTTGCGACGTTCAACATTCAGGTTGAAATTGGGCAGGTTGTGTCTGGCACCAACATCGTTACGGGATCAACGGTCAGTGCCGTAACGTCGAGCGCTATTCAGACTTTGGGAGCGGTTACCGGCGGATCTGGCTACACCAATGGGACGTACATCAATGTGCCGTTGACCGGCGGGAGCGGGGCTAACGCTACGGCTACGATAGTTGTGTCTGGCGGTGCGGTGACTACGGTAACGATTACTCTGCGCGGTGCTGGCTATGTGATTGGCAACACTCTGAGCGCGTCCAATACCAACCTTGGCGGGACCGGCGCAGGTTTCTCTATCCCAGTTACGGCAATCTATGCTCAGACCATTACACTTTCAACGGCCGCTTCCGGGAGCGGGACTCAGGATCTGACGTTCAGCACTCCGCCAGACTTGATTGCGATGTACCAGCACGAGGTTGGAACTGACGCTGTGATGGGTCAAAATGTCTTTGCTATCGACTCGTACTTTGAAACCAGCGACCTTGGGTGGGTGGCGGGTGGTCCTCCTGAGCCGTCGATGATTGGTGAAAACCGCTGGTTGAGATTGGAACGGGTGGAGCCTGATTTTATTCAAGACGAGGAGATGACGTTGGTTATTACTGGGCGACCGTTTGCTCAGGGTCAGGACGTTGATTCAGATCCGTATGTGTTTGGGCCAAGCACCGGCAAAATAGATATGAGGGAGCAGCGCCGAGAAATTCGGTTGAGGTTCCGGTCTAACGTAGTTGGCGGCAATTACCAACTTGGCAAACTTCTCTTGAGCGCAGCGTTTGGTGATGTGAGGCCGTACTAATGCCGGCGCTAGTCTACGACCCGCGATATCATACGTTTGAGTCTTGGGCTGCGTTGATGTGTGAGCAGTACGCGGCGCAGCAGCTAGAGATCCCGACTCAGTTTACTGACTGGAAGACTTGGGGGAATGGCATCAATGCGATCGACGTGTTCTCGAACGAGGCCATTCCTCATACCGACAACTTTGATAACTGGTACGACTGGGCCGCTGCGTTGTTAGGCACGGTTAATCCTGCAGCAGGCTAACTTGTCCAGCCAAAGTATTTAATGTGGCAACACTAACTTTTGTATTGGCGGCGTAAATCATGGTACAAAACGTCGACGGCAATTACTGGGATGCGTATAGAAGATATATGTCTGGGGAGTCAGCCCCCGATTTGGCTTCTGGACTTGCTGCCATTAAGACGCGGATTAAAAATTCTTACCCGGAGTTGATGGGAAAAAACTTTACTAGCATAGGTGAAGCTGATGCAGCAATCCAGCGGGTAGAAAAAGCAAGATCTGAAATTAGATTGCCCGGATATTCAGGAACCATAGGTAAAAAGCTGTTTGACGTTTGGGATGCTGCAAATTCACCTAACGCAGATCCTGTAGATGCTTCGCTATTAAAAAAAGCCATAGCCGATAAGACGGCACAATATCGACCCGGA